AGATATCCCTCGGGACTTCTTTGATCCCATAATAGCTCATACTTGTTCTTTAATTTACGGAATTCTGGAACAACTTGCTTTAGTACACCGTGCTTGCTTTGTTTAACGCTAATGTAGCTACGTGGTGGCTCGATACCATTAGTAGCATTGGCAATCTGCGCACTTGTTTCAGCTGGCATAATTGCCATTAGTGTAGCATTACGTATACCGTACTGTTTAAGATCTTCTCTTAATGCAGGCCAGGGCATACGTTCTACGTGAGGTACTAATGAATCAATATGTAAACTCCGAGTGTCGATCGGCACAATACCCTTAGCATATTTTGTATCTTGCGGGCGTTCACAAGGACCTAGTTCCTTGGCTAGCGTTACACTTGCCTTGATGAGATAATAGCTCATTGCTTCCATGTATTCATCAAGCTTTACTAGGCTACTATTATCACTGTACTTGAAGTCATTTTTAGCTAACCAATAGGCGAGATTGATAATACCAACTCCTAACGGACGATGCTCCTTTGTAGCCAACTCAGCTGCCTTAACTGGGTAGTCTTGATAACTTAACAATGCGTCTAATCCACGCACTGCTAGTTCACAGGGCTTTTCAAAGTCCTTGGGATCCTTAATAGATCCCCAATTGACGGCACTCAATGTGCAGAGCGCTATACGCCCTTCTTCGTCGAATATGTGTGTTAGGGGTTTAGTAGGTAAATCAATCTCTCCACATAGATTGCTCTGCCTTACTGGAGCAATTGCTTCATCAAAGCTGCTATGTGTATTGGCGTTATCAACATTCTGTAAGTAGATACGTCCAGTATCCTTACGTTCCTGCATAAAGCTAGAGAACAAGTCGATAGCCCTAATCTTCTTCTTGCGTATCTTTGGATTCTTTTCAGCAGCTACGTATAACTGTTCAAATAGTACCTGATTATTAAAGAAAGAAGTGTAGAGGTTGGGTACGTCATTTGGACTGAACAAATGAATATCACCTCCTTGAATCAAACGTTGATAGAACAGTCTATTAAACTGTACCCCATAGTCCATATGACGCACCCTATTATCCTCAACGCCCTTGTTATTCTTAAGGACGAGTAGGTCCTCTACTTCGTAATGCCAGATTGGATAATAAAGCGTTGCTGCTCCATTACGTACTCCACCCTGGCTACAACTACGTACTGCTGATTGAAACATTTTATAAAATGGAACAACGCCTGTATGGCTAGCATCTCCGTTTCTAATAGGAGAGCCCAACGCACGTATTCTTCCAGCGCCAATGCCAATGCCAGCCTTTTGGCTAACGTACTTAACGATGGCGCTGGTTGTGGCATTGATAGAATCCAGGCTGTCGTCTGTCTCTATCAATACACAGCTACTAAATTGTTTCTGTGGTGAACGCAATCCAGCCATAATTGGTGTAGGTAAACTAATTTGATGTGTACTGATACACTCGTAATAGTCCTTAATCCATTGTAAACGAGTTGCCTTAGGATAGCTATTGAAAAGTGTAGCAGCGATTAGGATATAACATATCTGTGGTGTCTCCAATATCTGTCCAGTAACACGGTTCTGTATTAGATACTTGCCGCGTAGCTGTTCCATAGCTACATATGTTAACTTCATATCACGTTCGTGGTCAACAAAACTATTAATTTTTTCCCAATCTGCTTCGTCGTACCAATCTAGGAATTCGTTAGTATAGTACCCAAGCTCAACGTTTTTCTTAACTAGATCAAGCAACTTCAATGGCTTGTAGTCATTATATACTTCCTTGCGTAGAGCATAGTTAATGAGTCGACCTGCAACATATTGATAATTAGGAGTGTCTTCTGTAATGAGATCAGCAGCAGCCTTGATTAGTGTTTCTTGGATATCCTTAGTTTTGATATTGTTATAGAACTGTAGTTGGCTTCTGATTTCTAGTTCGCTAGGACTAACGTTGTTTAATCCTTCAGTGGCCCAAAACACAGCTTTGTGCAACTTCTCTAAGTTCAATTCCTCTTTGCGGCCATCTCTTTTGATGACAGTGATGCGTGAGCTCATTTTCTTACCTCTTTACTTTGCAAAAACGTTCGGATATTTATTAATGGGTGGTTTATTGAATTCTAGTAGCTTATTATTCTGTTGATCGATGATAAATTGTCTGTTAAACCACATTTTCACATTCCGTTATCTATACAGTATATAACCTAAAATTGAATATGTCTATATATTTCTTTAACTAAATCTATTCATCATATGACGGAACCAATGGGGTGAACCTAATTCCATATTAACAGATTCTAGTTGTGGTCCGTTAGGATCTCTAGCAAGAGTGCCTTTGAATTCCTGTGTTAGTCTATCAAACTCGTGATGACCTTTAAGTTTCTCTAGTATAGAATCTACGTGTGCTATATCGTTCCTATTAGATCCTTGCCCCAGGAGCATAACAGCCATTTTGTTAGGATCGTTTGTTAATACTTCTTTAGTAGTCCTATCTACTAAGCCCTGTGTTGGACTATACATCCAATTAGGAATGACTGCTTTAGCTAATCCAGCTAATAGTTGATGCCTGTGTTCGCCTTTAAATTGACTACCTACTTTGCCGCCGCTCTGTGACCACTGTTGATACTTGGGATTATCAGTAAACATAAAATCTGTTTGTATGAACATTTTTTTAGGGTCGCCGAGGATGGGGGCACGGAAGTGAACACTGTTGCCTGTCATCTGTATCCAACCGTCTTTCTTTGCTGGGCCAGTTTTGCTCTTGGCTCTGTTTAAGACATCTTCCTTAGCAACACCGTTCTTTAAACACCATTCCATTAGTATATGTACGAGCTGTTCTTTACTGATTTCGCTAACATTAACACTTAGATCGAGGTCGCCTGATGTTGGCGCTTTACCAGTCGATCCTAACCACTTTAGCGGATATCCAGTTTCTGGATCTAGTTCGGAAGTAAAATCCAGTCCAGTGATTTGTTCTAACCACTTAACTGTGCCCATAATTTCGCCTTGATCAATGCGTCTGGTTATTTTATTGCCATCGGCACCTAAGAAAATATTATCGCTCATCAATTATCCCCGTATCGAATATTTATTCTAAATGATTTTCCATAACCTGTGATTGATGTATCCAAAGTGTAGGTATTTCTGATCTTTTCATTATCTGATTATAATTATAACCAATAACTAAGTCATCCATTATTAATATATAATACATTTTTTGTTCTGTTTTATCAGCCGCTATCTGTAGCTCATAATAGCAGTCCTTAAATCTATCAGTTAGACTTAATGTGTAATAGATGGCTAGGATTTTACTAAAGTCACAGTAATTATTCTCATCAATTAATTGCCAAGCCAGTGGCCAAGTACTATTATCAAAAGGATCACAACTTAGAGCGCTTATTGGAGCAGTGTTCCAAAAGTCAATAGTTCGCTGTATGGGATTTTCATCAAGTTCTAGATTGTCGCGGAATTTCTTCCAGAATTCAATCCTATCTTCAAATTTTTTATAGAACATCATTTTGTTAACATACGATATGTGTAATTTATAGTTCCGCTACCATTAGATGGGGGATTAATATAGTTGATAACCATAGTATCGATTTCAGTTGTTTCTGGAATAAATCCTTTCAACTCAACTGAAAAAACGATACTCTCTACAGATTCATCACCAGTATATCCAAAATCGTCGTGTATATGATACACTGGAGGATTGTTGCCACCCTCTAATCCAACTCCTTTATTCACTGTTATATGCAATACTCCAGTCCTAACTGCCCTACCGCCTATATCGCCAGGAAGTTTATTGATTACGTAATCTATTTCATATGTAGCTGAAGCTGGTGCTGGAAAACGCATTACAGGAATTGGTATATCTGTTGTTTCTATAATATCGTTTGTACCACCAAAGTCGTCGTATATCATTCCCTGTGTTTGTATATTAGGAACAAATGCGTTTAATCCGTATAATGCTTGGTCTTTAAACTTTCTATTTCTTTCAAAATAATCATCAGTGCTTTTATTACTTGGCCTATCAAACT